AAAAGAACGGGTCAGCCAATGTTTTTTCCGCTAACTGAATTAAAGTTGGCGAACTCGGAGACATTGCGTTTCCTCCTTCATAGTGGAGTAGGTCCACAAACCTGACTAGAGGTCTTTCCTCTAACCATAAAAAGAAAACCCTTGGGGATGCCAACCCCCAAGGGTATTTCTTTCATGATGGTTTCTGTTGCCAGGCCCATTCATCTGCCCCGAAAGCCCGAAGCTTTCAGAAGAGTTACCCGCAGTTAAATGCTGTTGTCTTTCATCCGACGCTTATAATGAGCGGGGATGAACTGCAGCATTTCCAGCCTGTGATCGAGATCGTTGATCACCTTAGTGGTGAATCCCGCGGCCTCGACCAAACCGCCTTCACGGTAATGCAGTGCAAGACGCTGAAGCTCAAGGATGGTAAGACCCAAGAGATTCTGCAGCTCAAGCATTGCATCGTCCATGTTGACGACAGGCTTTTGCTGGTAAGGAACCATGTCTTCAGACACGATTCCCCCTCCTTTCTCCTATCGTCTTGTAGGCGCGATAGGCATTACCTTTGACTAAGAACCTTTTTCCTAGCCATAAAAAGAAAACCCTCCTACGAACTACCGTAGAAGGGTTATCTTTTATTATTAATTAGTTGTTATTTATTGCGAACGCAATAACGCTTAACGTACGCCCTGTCTTCAGTCTTATCCATAGTCAATCCGACCATAGCTACACCAAAGCCTAACGTGAACAGCATTACCGTCGCTGCCATAACAACAGCCGAACCTTCTGAGATGCCTGACTGTTGGAATGTAATCAATGACCAAGTGAGCAGAAAGCCAGGCCAAACGCTCAACACTACAAGCACCCATCCAAGGATGTGTATGATCCCAAGAGAGAAACCACCATCCTTGAATATGGTAAATGCTATGTAGCAGAGCCCTCCAAGACCCGCCGCAACTGCCAATCCTACTGTGCCAAACAGCACAATAGCAATGATTATATCTAACATGTCTCCTCCTTATGGAACACATGTAATACGCCTGTGTAGTTACAGACTTGCATTGTTATTAACCAGCTCAATGCCACAACTGGGTGTTCTGCTTTCAGGGCGCAGTACGTATAGCCCGCATATGTTTGCAAAACAGACCCCCCATACCCGGGTGGCCTCGTTAAAACTTCTGAAGCACAACATATACTCACTATTACCCCTTTATATTTTTTCCTATTTTTTTAGGTATATAGGAATTTTATATATGTTTATATAAGTTGAGAATAAGAATTGGCCCGCAGAAAAAAGTTTGATCACAAGTTGCTTTGATCAACACAAGTGTGTATTATGATTGAGCTGTTATATTATGATAAAGAATAAACATCCATAACAACAATGCCTAATAAGGCGAAGGGAAAGATAAGAATATGTCAAGCTTTATAGATTGCCCACACTGTTCATCAGAGATAATGATAGCAGAGGATATGTATGATACTAATCTACGTTGTCCAGACTGTCTACAGTGGATTGAAGATGAATTTGAGGATGCTTTTAGCATGAAGACTTATTATGGTGCTTCAGTGCAGGTTGGGGCAAATTATGATATGGATAATTACGAATATAGCTCAGACTTCTAAAAACCTATATAAATTAAAAAGACCCTTCTCCGTAATGGATAGGGGTCTTTTTTTATATATGTTTATATATCTTATTCAAAGATTCCAAATGGATCCTGGTCATCATCTGTAAACTTTGTTGGATCCACTACGAGTATTCTTGATTCATTATCTTCTTGGACTTCTTGAATGAATTGACCGATATCTTTGCCGGTAATTTCACACATACCAACCATCATCTCCCATTCTTCGGGTTCAAAAGCAGAAAATATAAGATTACCTTTTGCGTCGCCATGAATGGTAATAAATTTGGTCAATTCTTCAGATTCACCTATTGCAAATGAACACAGTCCAGTTTCGTAGTAGTGCGGATCTCTAGAGGTCATGAAGAAAGAAAGAATTTTTCTAAAGATATGTTCATTCATAAATCTAATAGTAACTCCAAATATTAGCCCCAAAAGCATCCATGTGTATTTTTCTTTCATTCTTCTATAGTAGCACAATAACTAATATTATTAAAAATAAAAAAAATAATTCGCCGCGGATTTGGGGCGAGGAATCAAAGAATTCGTATGAGTCAATTAATTTTCGTAAACAAAGCAAGACCACATGTATCTATGTTTGTTTTTCACGTCTGTTACCAGGTGTAATTCATTTGAGTTAAAAACAATTGCAGATCCAGCCGGCGGCTTAATCGAAAGATCGTGCTCCGGAAATTCTATTAATCCGCCCTCGTAATCATCATTAATATAACCGCATATTGTATATTCAACCTTTTTGATTTCACCTTTATCGTCATATGTATAATCTCTGTGGGCGTTCATTCCAGCCATTGGAAAATCCCATTTTCTTACATATAGACCATATTGATCATGATAATATAAATTCTTATCTATACCTAACTCTAACATATAGTCATCTAAGCATTTTTTGGTGGCGGATTTTATCTGAGTAAATAAATACTCGTTACTGTCTATAATTCCCATTTCACCGATTCTGTAATTGGGATCATTATTATTTCGACCCCACATTTTCCAATCTAACTTTGTTAAATTTAACAATATTTTATTCAAATCTTCAAATAAATTTGTAAATAAAAAAATATCTTTAGTTAATTTAATCATTTATAACTCTAATGCCTTTTTTATAAATAGATCTAATATTTTTTTATTATATTCGTCCTTAAGGCCATCTACCGGATGGGGAGCTTTAGTATGTGTCATTTCCGGAGTTAATTCAGATACACCCAGACATTCAAGTATTTCTGATTGAAAAATAAAATTTTTTATTCCTGCTTCTTTTGCATAAACGTGTAAAAATTTTAGGAAATCATAATTTTGATGTAGTCTTTGTTCGTAGGTATAGTAAGGACTGATCCCTTCATATTTTAATAGCATCTCAGTAAACTGAGGAAGTGGTTCTATTATAACTATATTAGAATTTTTAAATGTGTCTGTAAGTTGTTTTATATATTTATAGGCTACCACACCTGCATTGTTGTGCGCTGATAAGAATGTTCTTATATCTACATATCCAAACCAAGAAAATAATATTCCATCATCTTTTATTTTAGAAAATGGAATAACACCGTCATTTTGAAATTTTTGTTCTTCTTTTCCAGAAGAAAGTTCTTCTTCTTTATACATTTCTTCAAAATTTAGACCCCAAATTTTTTTTGCAGCTTTGCCCCAAAAAGTCATGTTAATTTGGTTATTATCTTCTTCATAATGTTCAGAAACCCTAGATAAATGACAGTCTCCAATTAAGTATATTTTTTTCATTTTTATTAAATCACCCCCTGGTTCTTTTTCGCCAAATCGTGTATCAAACTGTATTGATCATCATTTCTATGAATTCGTATCATTAAATCAGTAACTCCAATACTCTCTAAATATTTTATTTTTTTTATAACTTGTTCTTCTGTTCCAAAAATTGTCCATTTTTTTTGATGTTTTTGGTCAATTTGATCAACAACACGTTCTGCCTCATCGTAAGAGTCTCTTATGACTACAGCCGCTGCGATCATTTTATTTTTATTTTTTTCAAACTTTTTTGGTGACTCTATATATTCAGACATCATACATAAATTATAGTTAGCAAATTTAGCCGAAGAAGCTAATGTTTCATCTGAAATTCCAGACATTACTATTTCTGGGATTTCTTGTTTTTGTCTATCTAAAATAGATAAAGTTTTTTGCATCCATTTATCTGTATAATTAACTCTTTTCTCTACTGTATTAAAATTATCTTGTCCGATAACAAGATCGTTAATTGAAAATTCACCATCATGTATATCTCCAGCGACTATATTAAACATTATTCTATTTCTTTGAATTTCATTAAATGATTTATACATCATTACAAAATATTCTGGACTTATAGAATAAGTCCTAATCGCTAAAAGATATTTAAATTTATGATTTACATCTAAAACATTTGCGCATTTTATCCAAAAATCATTATTTGTTGAATGATAAACTAATAGATTTGAATAATAATTGCATTCATTTAATATTTTTGAATTTTTTTTTAAACCATCTAAATTAGTGTTTTCATAAACAGTCATCCAATGTAATCTCATAGATTTAAAACTTTTTTAAATAAAATAAATTAATACGATAATATAGCATAAAAAATATTATAGATCTCTATATCTAATTCCCGTTATGCCATTTTTTTTATCTTCCAGTACTGCTGGTGGTTCTTCCCAAATGTATCCATTAACAGTTTTGATCCAATTTAACCATGCATCATCTGAGTTTTCTTTAATATAATTTATTTGATCATAATATTCTTTTGTTTTATAATTATAAAAAGTTCCAGGATTAGTATGTGCTGGTATTACAAAGTTAGAAAAAGCAAATCTTACTCCACTTGTAATTTCTTTTGTTCCATGACAATAATCGCTATGTGATCCATGAATTATCAAATCTCCGTTATTTGGTTTAACGCGTAGTTCATCGTTATTTCTAAATGGGGTAAAATCTCCCATGTATTCTGCTTTTGAATTAAAATTTGGATAATATACTTCTCCACCCTCAAAGTTACCAAAATACACTATCAATCCATAGTGAAGTCTGCAGCAAGTATCCCATTTATCTGGGGATATTAAAACGCTTTTTGCTATTTCACAAGTACCACAAATCGGTCCACAGTCTTCGTGTGGTTTACCAGGTGCATCAGCATGATGATACATCCCTGGATCACCAACTTTAGCCCTCAATAGGCAAAGTTGCGGGTGCATTGCTAATTCTGGATAAATTAATTTAGAGGCAAGCTCCCAGACTTCGTGCATTTCTGGAACAAAAGTTGTAAATCTATCATTATACCAATCAACATTATGATCAACTGTTGGGCTATCTATTTGTTTTTCTAAGATAGAGTTTATTTTTGTTAATAAATCACCATTTATAAAATTTCTATAAATAAAAAGTTTTGGAGCAATCTGTTCTATATTTGGATTTTTTCTAAAAGACTCTTGAAACATAGTCATATTAGTTTAATTGCTCCTTCCATTCATCTCCACAATCTCTACATTTAATTGTAAAAACTTGAACTTCGTCTGTTTTTTTTGAAATACAATTAACAGCAAAATTAGGCGGAAAAGAACAATCTGCGCAAACAGTTGGATCCAATATTTCACTCATAATCTTATTAAATCAATTATATCTTCTCTTGTTTTGAGTTTTTCAATTGCATTATCTCTACCTTGAGCAAAGTTCTCATCTTTATAGTAAACCCATGCGCCCTTTTGTGCAAAAATTTGTTTTTCAAGACCGATGTCATATAGACATCCATATTGATCTACGCCTTTTCCGTAAAGTATATCAAATTCTACCATTTTTAATGGAGGAGCCATTTTATTTTTAATAACTTTAGCTTTTACTTTAATTCCAATAGATACGCCTTCTTTATCTTTAATATCTTCTTTTTTACGAAGATCTATTCTTACAGAAGCTGCGTATTTTAACGCCATTCCACCAGGAGTTGTTTCTGGATTTCCGAACATAATACCAATCTTACTTCTAAGTTGATTTATAAACAATAAGAGCGTTTTATTCTCTGAGGCCAGTGCAACTAGTTTTCTCATTGCTTTGGCCATTAGACGAGCTTGTAGACCCATCTGAGCGGCTTCCATTTCTCCTTCCAACTCAGCTTTAGGAATAAGGGCGGCAACCGAGTCTATAACAACTACTCCAATTTCACCAGTTCTAACCAATTTGTCTACAATCTCTAACGCCTGCTCGCCATAATCAGGCTGAGATAAAAGTAACGCGTCAAGATCTACTCCAAGAGATTGCATGTATAGTGGATCTAAAGCATGTTCCGCATCTATATATGCACATTTTAAACCAAGTTTTTGTGCTTCGGCAATCACAGACAAAGCCACAGTTGATTTACCAGATGATTCTGGACCGTATATCTCAACTATTCTGCCGCGAGGCAGGCCGCCATTTCCCAAAATTCTATCTAAGGTTGGAGCACCAGTAGGAACTGAGGGCCAAGATTCAATTGTAAAATTACCAAGCTTCATAATAGAGCCTGATCCAAATTGTCTTTCAAGTTGTGCTATTGCTAGCTCTAGCCCCTTCGATTCATTCGCCATTGTGTTTTATTATCCTTTTTGATCTTTCTCGTGTTTAAACATGAGTTCATTAGCTATCTTTTTTGTTTCAGCAATTTTTTTATCGACTTGCTTTTCCATATATCTATATTCTACCCTAGATTGGGCATCTGCGCCAAGCTGCACAAAACGCAACTTTTCTTTTAGCTGAACTAATTTTTTAATATAGACAATTTTTTCATTAATCTCTTTTTTATAATCTACTAACGTGTTTTCCATATAGTCTCCTGTGTTTGACGGATGGTATAATTGATGCAGACAAGTATACATAGAACGGAATATCAATGCGACACAATATTGCAAAAAAAGAAGATTTTTATCGAGCAAAATTTTTACTTGAAAAAAAAATTAAGACTGTTGATGATTTAATAAGATTTTGGTCTTTTTGCGGACCATGCATGGAAGATTGTCCTTCAATTGAAAAATATTCAGAGTGAATTTGACAAAGCAAAAGAAGTTTAGTAAACTGGGATTTTACCCCCTACCCCCTACCCCTATATTTATATATATATTATTACTATATATATATAATATTATAATATATAGTATATATAGAATCTTTAGTATTAAAAATGGTTGGGACAACGTATGAAGATATATCAAATATACGTTCCAGATTTAAATGTATATGTAAAATACAAAGTCTTGGAACCGGAAGAAATTGATCAATTCGTTTCTCAATTGACAGCAAAAACGGAAAAAGATAGAAGAAGAAAAATTCTTCAACACGTTATCTTTAATCTAAAAACAGACATCTCAGCCGCACTTGGAATGATGACGAGATCAAATGCCGAAAGATGTATAGAAGCATTGTATACCGGATGTGTAATGCTTAATCCTGGTTTAGATATAGATTATTGGATTGCCATTGCGTATGCATCTTCGCCATTAGAACCAGAAATTGAACTGGATAAAAATTTTGATGAAATAAAAAATATAATATCAAGATATAGAGAAAAACCCTCGGGTAAAAGTGATAAACAAAAACAAATAAAGAAAGTTTCAAAACAAAAATTTATTTGTTTAGAACATTATTTAAAGAGTAATATTATTGGCCAAGACGAGGCCATTGAAGCAGTGTGTCAAGCATTGCTAAGATCTCAAGCCGATATGAACGATGGCAATAGGCCATTAGGTGTATTTTTGTTATCTGGTCCATCTGGAGTAGGTAAAACACACCTTGCAAAAACATTACATGATTTCTTATTTAATTCAGATATTCCAATGGTTAGAATCGACTGTGGTGAGTATCAACAAAAACACGAAGGAGCTAAATTAATTGGTTCTCCGCCAGGATATGTTGGCCATGATGAAGGTGGGCAACTTGTTAATCAAATTCAAAAAAATCCTAACTCAGTAGTTCTTATCGATGAAGTTGAAAAAGCTCATCCAGATATTTGGAATACATTTTTAACGATATTTGATGAAGGCGTTGTAACAGACGCAAAAGGAAATAAAGTTGATTTTAGGGGAACAATTATTATTCTTACAACAAATTTAGGAAACGATAAAACTGTAGATCATTTAATTGGAAGTGGAACTGGTTTCAATAAAAATGTTCATTATCTTAATTCTACAACCACACTACCACCAAAACATATTGTAGAAAAACACACAATGGACGCAATAAGAAAATATTTTAAGCCAGAAATGATTAACAGATTAGATAAAATAATAGTTTTTAATCATTTATCAAGACAAGACTGTGAAAAAATAGCAGAACTAGAAATGAGAGTAGTTTTAAATAAATTAATTAAAAAAGGATTTACCGCAGAATACAACAGCAATGTCATTGATGCCCTAATCGACAAAGGAATTGATTCAGTAAAAGGCGCAAGAGGTTTAGCACAAATACGAAGAGACCAAATAGAAACTGAGTTATCTAAGATAATAGTTCAAAATACTCTACCTAAAGGTACTATTTTTAATATCGATTACGTTGAAAATAAGTTTAATTTTAATTTAATTAAACCATCTAAAAAAATTAAAATAGCAAAATAGGATATTTTTAAATGTTTAAACAGGGAATGGCAGCAGGAGCTGCAGCAAGAAAAACCTTTAGTGCAAATAGACAAGCACACGGTTTTTTTGGTGCAGTGGGAGGAATTGGTCGCAAGGCTGGTTCAAATCCTGGAACTAAGGCATTGGCAAGGTCGGGCAAGATAAGGTCGGGCATGGTTGTTGGTGGAGCCGCTGGGATGTCTGGACTTTCAAAAAGAAGAGGAAGCGGAACGGGTAAAAGAACTCCAGGAAGACCGACCGGAATGTACGGGTATTAAATATGCCAAAAGGAATTCGGATACGGTAGCAATATAGCACGTGCGGTTGGCTCCGTATTTCATGGCAGCAACGCAGCAAAGAGGCACGTGCTTGCTAATAGGGCAAAATATGGAATAGCAGCTAAGGGGACTAGAACAAGCAGCAACGCTTCGTCTAGGGCTATGGCTAATGCAGTTGCTAAAAGACAGACTCAATTTGGAAAAAGAGTGCTTACCGGTGGAGCATTGCTTGGTGGTGCTGGTATGATGAGAAATAGAGATGGTTCAAGGGGCGGTTACAAAGGACCTAGAGGGTCGGGAAGATACGCTTAATATTTTAAGTAAGAAAGATGTGATATGTGATGGATGATTGGAAGAATTATACAGATAAAAATGGAGATTTTCAGTTAGCTAATTTTTTATATAAAAGCATAAATGAACTAATGAAACATTCTTTAGATATGGGAACACTTTTATCAAACGATGCCCACAAACTTAGAGCCTATAAGGAGCAAACAAAAAAACTATTTAAAAATAAATGGTTAGATGTAGCTAGCGCATTAGAGCATTTTGATATTATTGAAAAATGTGAATGCTATTTGGGTCAAAAAGAAGTTTATTGTGATATATGCAAAGGATCAAGATACAAAATATCTTCTTATCTATCTCCAGATCAGATGAGAGAAGTAAGCACTTTTGTTAATGCCACACAAGATGCTGAACTTCAGGTTAAATTGCAAAAAGGTTTAATGAAACTTTTGGAAGAAATGTAATATGCTCTGCCCTAGGTGTAATAACACCATGGGATTCATGTATAAGGAGCAATTTATCAAAGATCAAGAATCTGATATAATTATAAAAAAAGAATATCTTTGTCAGCACTGCAACAGTTTGGTGATAGAGACTTTTAAAAATGATAGTTTTTATGGCTCAGAATGGATAGATTTTAATGGGTGAATTAGAAAATATAAATCAAAAAAAAAGTTTTCTTAAAGAATTTGAATCGCTGAGACCAGATTTATTTTTTCCAGAAAATTGGACCGAAGAAGAAAAAGATAGAGTTGTAGAACTTGTGCGTCCGCAAAAAACAAGAACGTCTATGTTTTCCTCAATACCTATGTCATGTGAAGCATCAAGGTGCATATTTGCTGAGACATGCCCGCTGCTCAAAGAGAATCTTGCACCAAAGGGAAAACCCTGTCCAATTGAGATGTCTATTGTTTCTCAGTTTACAACAGAATACATGGATCAACTTGAGGTTCATCCAGATAACTTAGTTGAAGTTTCAATGATAAGAGATTTAGTTGATCAAGAAGTTCAATATTTGAGAAAAACAAAATTATTAGCAAAAGAACATTTTATTCAAGAAAATATTATTGGAGTTGATGAAAATGGTCAGCCAATAATGAGAAAAGAACTGCATTTAGCTGTAGAGTTAGAAGATAAACTTCATAAAAGAAGAAAAGATTTAAGAAATCAATTATTAGCCACTAGAGAAGCAAAAGCAAAAGCTGGACAAATGAATATCGACAGCGCTCAAGCAATATCTGATATCTTATATAAAGTTCAGGCAATTGAAATTCAAAAAGAAAAATTATTAAAACAAAAACTTGGAACGTATGAGCTTGATGAATATATCGAAGCTCAAACTATAGTGGAGATTCCAGAAGAACAAAATGAAAATAGATGACAATTATTTTACAACTGGTGTTGGAAGGTTTGTTAGAGGAAACATAAATCTTCCAAGGGCAAACCAGGGTGTTGCTAGTAAAATGATAGATCAAGCAGTTTTGGATAAGGTGTATGGAAATTCCGATGATTTTATAAAAAGGTATGAAGGGTTTCAGCAAAGATATCTAAGGGTTTTGGAAACAGAATTAGATCCAAGAGCTGCAAGTAGAGCCAATCTAGAAATATTAAGAAGTCAAGGAAAAATAGATTTAAGTATTTTAAATAAAACAGCAAGAGATCAGTTAAGACAAACTTACATCAATGATATTTTGCGCCTTCCGCAGATAATGCAAGAGGTTGGTTTACCAAACATAAATCTTCCATCAGCAAACTTATATAGGCAACTTTTTAGGTATCAAATTGATACCAGTTCAAGAAATCCAGCAGGAATGTTATTAAATAGCGTGCTGTTAAATGTTAATCCAGAAAAAGTTGGGTTAGATGCTTTTCATGTCGGCATGGGCAATATTGCTGGACTTAGAACTGTAAAACAAAGTCACAAAAAAGACTTAGCGTCTTTATTAAGTGGAAAAAATGTTTACACATTTGACGTTGAAACTGCTGGCATTTTTGAAGGCGCACAAACAAGATCAATGGCAATCGTTCAGATGACACCAGGTGGTAAAATTGAATTAGCTCCAGGCTTCAACCTCTCTTATGCATCAAAACAAATGGGTGGCTTAAATGTTGCGACAGCCAACAATGCTTCAATGTCTATGTCGCAATTTTTGCAGGGCAATACAAGGGCAATCCAACATGGGGTAGGTGGCGCAGGATTTTTAGATGAGTCTTCAAAATTTATTATGAAACTAATGGAAGCAGATCGTGTTGCTGGGCATAATGTGTACTTTGACATCAACGCACTATTTAGCACAATGCAACAAATGTCTGGGTTTGATAAGCACGAAGGTGCCCAAAAAGCTATTCAATTATTTACGCAAAGAATGAATGATGATGAAGATTTTGTAGTTGACACACTCCAGTATACTAGGGCATATTTAAACGATAAGGTAAATGCAAAGCTTTCTACAGCGGTGGGGTCAGACGCACAAGAATTATCTAGATTTAGAGATTTATTATATTCGGATGATTTTATGGCAAAAATACATTTTGGTGGATCAACTGGAACATCTTCCGTTGAAGCAATCGCTGCAAATACAAACCTCCTTCAATTACTTGAACAAGACATGGTAAATGGAGAAGCTGGGGCAAAAGAATTATTTGATAAAATATATGGTGGCACACACATTGCTGACACCGACTCAATTTTGCAGAGCTACATTGCAAGATATCAAATGTCAGATAAATTAGATGTAGTTGACCACGCAACTAGAACTCGTTATTCTGATTTAGTTAGAGGAGCACAACAAAAAATATTAGGATCTTCTGCTATAACACCAACAACAAATATAGCAAGTGTTTCAAATTTATCTGAACAAGTTTTTCAATCAACTTTAACGGAAAGCGGAATGAAAGGAGTAAAACTTCGCACAAACATAGGTGGTCAATCTGGATTACTGCAATTTGATGTAGAAGAAGGTAAATATAGGTTTGCAGTGGGCTCAAATATATCTGATATAGATCAAGGTGTGGCTGAAAGTATAATAACAAAAAATTTAAATGAAGCAAGAACTGGTGGAACTCTTAGGCAGCTTGCTCCTGGTATAACAGTTAATCAATCAGATTTAAATATTATTGATTTAGGAATAAATTACACTCAAGCTCATCAAATAGATGAGATAACAAACTTACAAAAAACTTTGGGCGCAGTTGCAAAATCTGCAGATGAAACAAGTTTAATGGCAAGATTAGGTAAGACCTATAAGTTATTTGGTTCAGATCCAGAAACAACATCAGATGCACTTAGAATTGCAAGGGGCGGTTCTCCTACTGAAGGATACTTTAGTGTTGGGCTTGAAGATTACACGGCCAGAACACCCAGTGCACTTGATGAATTTGCAACAGCTGCACAAAAAGCCGCAGATCCATACGCATTCTTAGATGTTAGAAGCAGGGTGTTTAGCAGCATAATGGCTGAAGCATCAGCTCCATACATAGAAAGAGCAAAAGCCGCAGCTTTAGCCAATGGTACTATGCAAGCAATAAAATATGCCGACCATGGTGATATTATGGCAGAATTTGGTGTAACCCACCTTAAGGGCGTAAGAGAATTTGATGTAATTGGCAAATTAGGCGGAGACTCAGCTTTAAGGCAAAATATTTTTATGCCACTTTCTGTAATGGAAAAAGCAGCTGAGAGAGCAACAACAACTAATTTATTAAAAACTGGTTCAGTCAGTTACTCGTATGCAACTAGGCATTCTGGCAATGTAATGAACGCAATGCTTCATTTGGCGGAAGGGACAAAGAGGGTTGAAGCAAGATCTTTAATGTCAAGCTTGTTTGATTTAGCAAAAGAAGCCACTGGAGCAAACGCAGCAAAATTAGGATTTGAAGCAGATGTTTTAAAACAACTTGCAGAGTTTCATAATCAAACAGAAGCATTAAAAATCGCCTCTAATATAAATAAAAATGATCTTATTGATCAATTTACAGATAGACTTATGACAGGTAGAGTAGGTGTAGCCAATTTAGAGGGAGAAGCAGCAGATCAAGCATATTTTGGTTTAAAAAGAGCTGGATTAGATGCGTCAAACGACGTTGTTGCAAGAGGATATAGATCTAGTATTATTGACATACTTGGCGATATATTAAGAGTTGGTCCAACCGTAGATGAAAAAGTTGCACGAGGTGCAGGGATACAAAATGCACTAAGATCAGCAAACGGTCAAATTATAGATTTTATGAATAACACATCAGACATCTTGTCTCAGGGCAATAATGCAACAAAAGCAAGAAATCAAATAAGAAGAGCTAAACTTGGCCAAAGCCCAAATAAGATGCTTGAGTTTTATATTAATAATAAAACAAAAATGGGCATAGCTGGATTAGCATTGGGTGCTGTTGGTCTGGGTTACATGGCCTCCAAAAAATATAGAGAACATAGTCTCTACGATGAAACTGTTGAGCAGCAGCCAACCCCCCGAATGCCAACTGGACAAATGATGAATCAATCTTTTCCAATCGACGGTACTATGAATTCATATAGAAGAGATCCTTTAGTAACAGCCGGTGTTGTTGGTAATTTAGATAGAAATAAAATAAATCATCATAAAATGGGAAATGATAAATACAATCATTTATTCGGAGGATAATTAAATGGTAAAAGTAGGTGCAGCGGTTGGGTTTGGAGCTCTATTTGGTTTAGGAGTGATGAACTCTGCGGGAAAGTCCGTCAAAGAAGGTATGATGGAAGCTGCCTTTGGTACCCCCGACGCTGATAGGGCATTTTTAGGAACTGAATTATCAGGAAGATTTTTGGCTGGATCAATTCTTGGTGGTCCAGTGGGCGGATTAATGAGAGCATCTGCTCCAATGGATTATTTGAAAACTAATCCAGTAGCACCAACGGCAAGAATGCAACTTGGATCAACTCTTGCTGGTGGTGTGGTTGGTGGGGCTATTGGTGGATTTGGATTTGGCAAAAAGTTTGGAGTTATGGGAGCTATTGGTGGAGCGGCATTGGGAGCCGCAGCACCACTTGGATATACGGCAAGAAGAATACAAAATAATCAAGATTTTTATTCTCAAAGCCCCTATGCAAGATCAAGACAGTTGGCAAATGAGCTAAACGCATCGGGAGATATAGTTCTCGGAATGCATAACACAAGAGGTGGATACTAATGCCGCTTAATCCATTGACTGGACAATTTGAGGACTATACTAATCCACAGGCCAATGAACCATTGGCAATGAGAATGATGGGGGCTGCCCCAGGAATATCTGCATCGCTTGGTATGAGCTCCAGAAGAGGCGCCAACACACTCATGCGTGGAGGATACTTTGACGACGCTACTAGATTTTCTGGTTCAAGGGCAAAGTATCAAGTATTTCAAAACGGTAGCCTAACACCCACTCCGGCAACAAGAAAATCGTTCTTATTTGGAAGTAGAAGATTTGCAGACGACGCAGCAGCTCGTGGTAGTGGCAAAATGGCATTTGCTAAAACATCAAGAGTTAACAACGCATTTTATAGACCAAGAAATCTTAGTCGTTTTCATTCATTAAGTGTTTTTGGAGGATCTCAAGGAAGTACTTTGTACACCTACGCACAGGGTCATAGGTTGTTTAATAACACACAAAAGTTTGGAATGGGCGCACTAAGAAATGCAGCTGGAGTAGGTGCTGGAGAAGCTGCATTGGGACCAGGACTTTTCGCTGTAGTGTCGGCTGGAAGAAGGATGGATTTGCGTGGAGTTGGAAACCTTGACGAATTTGGAACCAGAATACAAAGACTAGCTAAAATGAATAATCCAGCCTTAATGCAAGGTAGAGCTGGAATATCATACGCTCAGGCAGCAGCAATGACTCCAGTAGCAAGAGGGGGAATGTCTGCTACTGCGTATGCAGCTGCAAACGCTGGAACCACTAGCGTATATGCTTCGGGGATGGCTGCTGTTAGAGCCGGACAAAAAGGCGTAGCCGGAAACCTACTCGTATCTTCAATGGGTGGTTTAGGAACTCAATATTTAGGTGGATACTTTAGAGGAGCGCAAGGTTTTGCTCGAGCAGGTGGATTATCTGAAGCGGCAGAAAAGGGTGCACTAAGAGCTGTATCTCATTTGGATGAAGCTTTTGTTAACGCTGGAATTAAAACATCTGCGCAAACAGTTCTTGAAGGTGGGGTTTTTAAAAATCTTGCAGGTAAAGAAATACTTAAAACTCTTGGTACTGCTGGTGGAGCAAAAGTTCTTGGAGCAAGAGCGGCAGCAATGGCAATACCTGGTTTGCAATTCGTAGCCGCAGCATCTTTTGTGTATGACTTAGGAAGAATGGGCGGAGAAATAATTAAAAGCGGAATTAATCTTGCTCGCGATGCAAACAAATCTCTTCAAGGCTCAATTAATAAACCAATGTTTGGAATGGGCTACAAAGATACGGAAGCCGCTGCAACATCAAGAGCAAGAGGCGTCATGGCTATTCAAAATTCTAGACTAAATGCAAGAAGCGTGCTAGGATCAGAAGCTGCAATGATGGCATCTCATTTTGGATAAATATGAAAGATAAGACAAAAGCTTTTAGAGAACAATTAAAAAAACTTTCAAGAGAAGATTTACTTGAAATAATAAAAAGTCAAGATATAGAAATATATAAACAAATAAATAGAATTGAATGGGTTTTTAAAAATAAACTCTCACATGTTAATTGGAATAGCGGGCAACCAATTTTAGAAAGAGATATGACCAATGAGGAATTGGCATATTTAATTGATGAACCATTTGAGATAGATAAGGAGCTATTGGATCTTGGAGTGAGCGCAGAGCAACAAAGGCAAATACATATAGCAAAAGATCCTGTTGTTTGGGCTAAACATTTTCTTAAAGTAGAACCAAGAGCTTATCAAATATTAATACTACGACATCCATCTTTAAGAAAGGTATTAAGAGCTGGACGTCGTTTAGGTAAAACATTTACATTGGCCATACAACTGCTGCACCATGGTTATACGCATAGAGATGGAAGGTGTCTTGTTGTTGCCCCAATGAAAACTCAAGTTGAATTAATATATCAAGAAATTCTTAGAATAGCTTCTAAAAATGAAATAGTTATTAATTCAATGACAAGAAAAGTAACTAGCCCACAATTTATGATGGAATTTTCTAACGGCTCAACTATTAGATTTTTTACTTCAGGAATGAGATCTGGTGGAAAGTCAGACGTAGCTCGTGGTCAAGAAGCACATTTGATCATATTAGATGAAATGGATTATATGCATTCTGGAGATCTAGATGCATTGTACGCAATGCTTCAAAAAACAACTGAAGATCAACCAGATAAAGTTATGATAGGTGCATCAACTCCAACGGGTAGAAGAGAAAAATTTTGGGAGTGGTGCAACAGTAGTAGATTTCAAGAATTTTGGTTTCCTTCTTATGTAAACCCGTTTTTTAGCAAAGAGCAAGAAGATGAATTTAGAGAACAATATTCTGAAATAGGATATAGACATGAAATTGAAGCTGATTGGGGTGAAGACTCGGAAGGTGTTTATCCGAGAAAATATATTGATATGGCGTTTATTGATCCAGGTTGGAAATACAACGCCGAGGTAACTTCAGCTAGATCATTTTTTACTATAGGTGTTGACTGGGATAAGTATGGAGCTGGAACAAATATAGTTGTAGTTGAAGCATGCAATGACAGCTATGAAGACGAAAGATTTAGGGGAAGAACAAGAGTTTGTTACAGAGAAGAAATACCTCGTTCGGAATATACATTAACTAAAGCTGTAGATAGAATAATAGAATTAAATAAAATATTTCAACCTAAACATATCTATGTAGACAGAGGGTTTGGTGAGGTTCAAGTAGAACTTTTGCATAAAGCTGGGGTAGAAAATCCGCAGACAAAGTTGAGAGAAAGAGTAAAGGGTGTTTCTTTTGCTGAAACAATAGAAGTAAAAGATCCATATACTCAACTTCCAGTTAAAAAAGAAATGAAACCATTTATGGTTGACAACTTAAGACAGTATTTAGAAAAAGAAAAAATTCTTTTTTCAGAAACAGACGAAGAATTATATTTGCAATTAATATCTTATATTGTTGTAAGAACAACACAAACTGGAAGACCAGTTTTTGAAGCTGGTGGATCAGTAATGGATCACGCTCACGATGCACTAATGCTGGCTCTTTTAGCTATTACACAAAATTATGGCGATCTTATGAAATCAAATTACACAACAAAAACGCAATCATTCTCAAACACATTTTATATGCCAAAACCAAGTACCTCGGAAGACAGTGTAGAACCAAAGCACACATCTTCGGTTGGTAGAGCAGATGCTCTCATGGCATCTAGAATTGGAAGAATGGCTAGTAAACCAAAATTAAAAAGAAAAATATTTTAGGTTAATCTATGTCAATTAATAATATACAACAAACTGTAAATGGTTCAAATAATTTTTATTCAGCAGAGAAGGCTGAAGTTTCATTTTTTGATCAAAAATCACCGCAAGAAACCATAAACACAAGTAAGGTTGGAACTATTCCTGGAAGATTTGAATATGCTCTTAGGCCGGATTATTTTATACCCTTAGAAGGGTGTAGAAATCAAATAATGCACACATATAATTTTTTAAATCAAACTAAATTAATTTTAGAAAAATTATTATTAAACATTTATATAAATCCATATATAAATATTTCTTTAGAGGAATCACATAAAAAATTGTGGAAAGAATTACAAAAATATAATTCTACACAAAATAATGCACCGGATTATATTTCTTTCAATGAATACAAGTATGCAGAAAGATCTATGTCCACCAGTGCCAGAAGAATGATGGAAAATTACCATCAATCAATTTCGCAATCATCTTTTGCATATTTATTTGATTTACGAAATTTACTTATATTTATGCTAAATGAAGCTTCAAATATAAAAGATATTTTATTGTTAAAGTTTGGAGATGATTATGAAGATGATTCACAAAAACAAATCGCATTACAATTTGACTCATGGGCCAAGATGGCGTCACAACACACGCAGTACATTAGGCAGGCAATCGTATCGTCCCCAGGCGAAATTCCAGCTCCCGAATTGGATAAAACAACAAAAAAACAAGCAGTTGAATTCCAAGCGTTTTTTTCAATTAAACTAAACGCATTGCATGATGAAACTAAAAATATCTTAGAATCTTTAAAACGAGATTATGTTGATAATTGCGATATCTTTTATCAAAGATATTTAACTCAATCTATTGATTTTAAAAATAAAATAGTTTCTTCAATGGAATTAGATTATTATACAACAGCTCTTTCAAGAGAACTACCAATAATGACACAGGAATTGCTGTCTGCAACAAATATTATTAACTCAAACTTTGGAATGATTTTAGCAGATATGATACAGAGAAATAATGTTATTAATTTTAATGTAGAAAAATTATTTTCTCTCGTAATAAGCAAAAGAAAATACTCAAATTATATATATCAATTATCTCATAAGGGCCAACCAAAACCAGTCATTATTAAATCTGTAAAAAAAGATGAATACGCTAAAATATTTGATTTAACTTATCAAACATATAGAACAGAAAGTGATTTGATTTCAAGTCATTCTAGTTTAGATGATTTAACAGAAAATCATCATCCTCAATACTTATTAAAAAATGGTGGAATTATTGATGGAGATATATTTGTAGAAAATAACGCAAAAATAGATGGCGTAAATTTAGCAACACACTCTCACACTGGATCAGATGGTTCAGAAAGAATTAGATCAACAGACATAGACTATCAGTCGGTAAGAGAAATGCAGGAATTAAAACCACCACAACCCACTTCAGTAAGTCTTGTTGAATATGTTACGGACATATTAGATGGCGGAGTACCAGCAGCTGATGCTATAATTGATATTGAAATTGATGACAATCTTTATAATGAAAATTATGATTATGTGATTGAGGTTATTCAAATTTAATTATGACTTGGTTTAGATATTTGCCTGTGACGGCTAGTCCGTCTATACCCAATCAGGACACCTCATATGTATATCCTATTCTTAGAAGAAAAATAAATATTCCTACATTAAAACAAGATATAGAAAAAAATAATTGGTTATTTGTAGATATATCTAATCTATCAATAGATAAATTTATTAATTCTTCGCTGCAAGAAGAAATAAAGCAAAACTCATACATAGTTGTTTATGAATCAAGATCAAGTGATGACTATAATTTCATTCCAGTTAAATCGCATATTATTGGAAATAGAATTTATTTTCAAGCAGCTATTGACCATGAAAAAGATATACAAATTGAAAATCAGTATAGCCTTTACTATAAAACAGATGATATTAAAAAAATTAAAAAAGTAAACAATGGCGTTTATGAAGACTATATCTCATGTCCAGAACAACAAGCAGAATTTATAACACAATCATCAGATGTTGATGAAACATCTTTTGACGTAAACTCAAATACTTCAGCATTTTATTCGTTTTCTTATTTAAACATTGAAACAGATTGGGAAGAGGGTTTTAGCAAGAACCCTGGAGCAAAATTAATTGGAACTTTTACCGGTCCACTCTTTGAATTATTTTGTAATAAAGGTCCTGATTTGGGAAAATTTAGGCTAAGAATAATTTCCCTATCATCAGATGCAACACCACAAGATATTGTTGAAATTGATTGGCAAGAAATAGATCTATTTAGTGAAAATAAAAAAGAAAATATATTAGTATTTTCTACGGATGATTTATATTATAAAGATTATATTTTTGAAATAAAAGCAGATTACGAAAAAAATTCTTTATCCAAAGATGGAAGAATAGAAATAAATTATTATTCATATGCGTTCAATGTTTATGCAAAAATAGATAAAGAAGAAATTAGTCCGTATTTATTTGGTAGAATAGTTTCCGGAGGAACAGTTTAATGGCTAAAGTCAGAAGAAAAATAGAAAATTTAAAACCACGGAAAAAACTACATATTAACAGCTAGAGTAAAAGACTCAGATTTAAATATAAATTCCGCTCCATCACAAGCAATAATATTTTCTGTTCCAACAGATCAAACAATTCCAGATTATCCACTAAATCTTGCTCTGTATTCTTCATTCGAAAAGGTGATGTTTGTTTTCGATAATGTATCAGACAAAGATGCAAGATCATATAGTTACGAACTTTATGAGGCTAATCAGGTCTCAGGATCTTATCCAAACATTTCTCCAATAACAAACGCAACTGTATATTCTTCTGGAACATCTGGATCAAACGTATTTACGGTAGCAGTAGAAAATAGTACTGATTCAACAACGAGAAGATATTACGGAAGAATAAGAACTATAGATTCTAGCAATAATCCAAGTAGCTGGTCTCCTATAGTTCAAAGCAATCAAGAAAATCCTCTTATATCAAATCAATATATAGCAAGCTTAACAGCCGCAAAAATAACAGCTGGAACAATTGGGGCTCATGAAATAGTTTTGACACAAGCAGGTGCCGCAACCGCATACTCTGCTCCAGCTAATACAGCAGTTATAAGATCCTCCAACTACTCAGCAGACACAGCTGGATGGTTAATAAGAGGAGACGGCTATGCCGAATTTGATCAAGCTGCAATACGAGGATCAGTAAGAGCAGGTGCAGTATTTATAGATGAGCACAATAGATGGAAGGCAGACATAACTGGAACTGTTATATCAACTGCAGAATTTAAAGTAGGAAATGCTAGCAAGTATGTTTATTGGGATGGAACAAATTTAACTTTTACAGGAAATCTTTCCGCAGCGGGTGGTACATTTTCTGGAAATCTTTCAGCAGCTGGTGGAACTTTTAGTGGAGAGTTAAGTGGTGGAACTATTTCTATTGGTTCTGGTAACTCTATATTTAAAGCTGATTCAAACGGAATTTATTTAGGTAATAGCACATTTTCAAGTGCGCCATTTAGGGTAACGCCTCAAGGTGGTTTAGTAGCAAGCAATGCAAACATCACGGGAACTATCAATGCAACATCTGGGACTATATCTGGAAACTTAATAACTGGTGGAACTATATCTGGAACTTCAATAAATATTAACAACGGTGCTTTTCAAGTAAATAGTGATGGCTCTCTAACAGCAACAAACGCAGATATTACTGGAGAAATAAACGCAACTTCAGGTTCTATTTCTGGGAGTTTAGTTACTGGCACTATAACCGCAGCAGATATTAGCGGTGTTAAGATTACTGGTGTTAATATTGAAAGTTCTTCAATTGAAGTTGGAGGCAGAATTTTATTACCAGTAGATGGTGGTCAAATAAAGTTGGGAACTGCTTCTGGTGGTTCGGCAACACAGTGCTATATTTTTGCTGGCGGTGATCAAGGTCTTTTTATTGATACAAGTGACCGTGGAAGTACATGGATAGCCGGTCAAACTGTGTATGTTAATTACAATGAATTTACTTCTGGAAGGTATGTAACAGGGCTTGCAACATTTACTGGTAGTGGAAGTCCTTTGTCTGTTAGTGGTGGGGAAATTATTAGGCAAACTTCAAAAAGAGAATTAAAAGAAAATATACAAAATTTTAATAATATTTCAATTATTGATTCACTCAAACCAGTAACGTTTACATGGAAAGCTTCGGTTAATAGTCGCAAACCAGAAACAGAAGAAGAAAGAATAAGAAGAGAATCATCTATTAATATTGGATTTATCGCAGAAGAAGTTGAAGAAGCTTCTAATGGACTATTGTCTGTTTATAATTATGAAGAAGGCGGCGCTGGAGAAGTAGAAATGTATAAACATCTTGATTTATTGGCATTGGCTGTTGCCAGTATTCAGGATCTTCGTAAAAGAGTATTAGAATTAGAAAAACAATAATTAGCTAAAATTGACACAAACAATATAAAAAGATAGTATATAACATACTTATGTCAAAAATGTTTAGCAAAAAAGATAAACAAGATTTAATGTTTGAACAACAAACAACAGAGGAAAAACAATTAATGCAAGTATCAGAAAGTTTTGATTCACAGAATAATAACGATTCTAATTTAGATATTAATTTAATAATAGCATCTTTTCAAGAAAAATTATCTCAATTAATGACTGAGGTAGTAATAAAAGATGCTACAATAAAGCAATTAACAGCAATAATAGAAAAACAAAAAGGACATTAAGATGAGTGAAAATAATGAAGTAACAACAGAAACAAATGAAAGTAACCCAGTAAAAACTGAGTTCGTAGTTGAAATTAAGATTAGTGATAAGAATCTTTCGTATCGTTCTGACTTTTCTGAAGCTGAAACGATTTTTTGGCTTGAATCAGTTAAGGGACTTATTATTAAGAATACCTTTGACAAAGCCGGCATCTCACAAAACTAAGTTATAAAAACTATTAAAATTAGTACTATTTTAATTAGTTTTTATAGGAGACAATAATGGCTTTAAAAGATTATATACCCTTTCGCCAAATAGAGGGTTTTTCTAACTCTGACTTTGTAGCTAAAACTATAGAGCCAGAAGATGTAAAAACAATTTCAAAGGCAATGAAAGTCGCTGCACTAGCGCTTGGCTATAGGGGTTCTACATATTGGTACAACACTAGAAGTACCTTTGAGCCGTCTCCATATGATTTTGAAAGAATAATGCAGGCTGCTGATACAGACTCGTATGTTAAGCAGGCTATAAATAAATATAAAGAACTCTTCTGGAAAGAAGGTTGGCAAATTGTCGGAGAAAATCCAGAAGCAATTTCGTATTTATATCAAAGAATAGATTTTATGGAAATGGCTATGAAAAGACCATTTTCAGATTTCTTATTAGAAGTTTCAGATCAATTATTTAAATATGGAAATGTTTTTATTGTAAAAGCACGCGCTGATATATCAGAATACTTTCCAACAAAATTAAATCCAATATCTGGAACTGAGACAATTGTTGGCTATTATCTTATACCTACTGAACAAGTAAGAATAATGAGAGATAAGCACAATAGGCCAAAGCTCTATGAGCAAATGACAGATCCATTAACATATTCTCCTGTAAACAAGAATCCAGTTTGGTCAGCAGATAGAGTTATACATATAAGTCTTGACAGAAAAACCGGAAGAGCTTTTGGGACTCCATTCCTTGCGGCAGTTTTAGATGATGTTGTTGCTCTTAGACAAATAGAAGAAGATATTCAAAATTTAGTTCATAGAGAATTATTTCCACTTTACAAATATAGAATTGGAACTCCAGAGCAACCAGCTGAGCCAGATGAAATCGATAGAGCAGCAGTAGAAATAGAAAACCTAAGATCAGAAGGTGGGTTAATCTTACCCCATAGGCACGATATAGAAATTGTTGGCTCCGGCAAAGAGGTCTTAGACGCATCAAGTTACCTTGAACATTTTAAGGAAAGAGTTGCAGTGGGACTTGGTGTTTCTCCTCATCATCTTGGAATGGTGATGAATGGTGGCAATAGATCTGTAACAGATAGATTAGATGTTGCGTTATACGATAAAGTAAAACAATATCAAAAACAATTCTCTGAAATGATTAGACTTCATATATTTAATGAGCTTTTGTTTGAAGCTGGTTTTGATCCAATAGTTAATCCAGTTGAAGAGAATGTATCAGACAGATGTTTCTTTAAATTTAAAGAAATTGATGTTGACACTCAAGTTAAAAAAGAAACACACATCATGCAAAAATATGCAAACTCATTAATTAGTTTAGATGAAGCAAGAATAGAGCTTGGTTTAGATCCAGATGTTGATGAAGAAAATTTGTTTCCATCAATACAAGGTAGAGTTCAAATTGATATAGCTCAAGCTCAAGCTCAAATGTCAGGACAAAATACCCCAACTAAAGCTACTGATGTTAAAAAAGATGGGGACAAACAAGCTTCTGCTCGTAAGGGTCAAAGAAATCTTCCTTCAAATAGAAGAGGAACTGGTAACTCAGTAAGACCAGCAAATCAAAATGGAAGAAATAATTCTCCAAACATTAGAAGATCTGATATGTCTTGGTTATCAGCAATTGAAAATGCGCTAGAAAAAGACTATAATGTAGTGTATACTAATGAAGACCAAAATCCAATTGAAAATTTAATTAAGGAAAAAAACACCAATGAGTTTAATGATTAATTCTGAAATTTCAAAACAATTTCTTCTTGAAGAAGATGCAATTGAAGGCTTTAGAAAAGCTGTAGCAAATAACCAAATAAGACTTGCATTACAGATTCTTGTTGAAATAGTTGATGCCTTTATGGAAGGCTTTGAGGTTCTGATGGAAGAATCAGAAGAAGAACCAGTACAAGAAGTAGTTCAAAATAAAGAACAAAAAATAGATTCACCAGCAGAACCTACATCTAAAAAAGATGAAAAAGAACCCACAAAACCAGTAGCAAAAAAAGAAACAAAAACAACCGAATAAAAAATGAAACTTATTATAGGATGTCCAATCTACAAAAGAGATTGGATTTTATCTCATTGGATTAGATGTATACTAAAACAATCATTAGATATTTCTAATATTGGTTTTGTTTTTGAGACTGCTCCTGACGATATTCCTACAACCAAAGCGCTACACGCTTGGAAAAAAATTGATCCAAGAATTCCTTTGTTCATAATTAATGAAAGACAAGACATTAATCACTATGAACATAAAAATAATGGAAGACAATGGACACTATCCAAGTATCATAATATGATTTCTTTAAGAAATTCTGTTCTCCAAACAGTTAGAGAATATCAACCAGATTATTATTTAAGTTTAGATTCAGATATACTTTTGGAAAATCCCAATACAATAGAATTATTAATAGCACATATTAAAACGGGAGCTGATGCAGTTTCTCCGCTTATGTACATGACTCCGGTCGGTAAACAGTTTCCTAGCGTTATGAGCTGGAAAGATGAAATCGGAGAAATAGCATACAGAGAGGACTCATATCCGCTTGGATCTTTTTTTAAATCAGATATAATAATGGCAGCAAAAATGATGTCCAAAGATGTTTATAATAATGTAGACTATGTATTCCATCAACAGGGAGAAGACCTAGGTTGGTCTGCTAATGCAACCAAAAATGGGTTTTCTCTTTTCAGCGCTTCATATATCTATGCTCCTCATATTATGTCTCCAATACATTTAGAAGAATATAAACACAATGGTGATAAAAGAAGTTCTGAATCTTTGGAAAACCTACTAAAACTCTGATATAATTGTATAAAATTGTTTAATGTTATAAAAACAAATTACTATACGTATAGTTCTTAAAAATGGAGATATAAATGGCCTTTGATTTCGTTGAAACCTTTATGGTTCAACTCCCGGATTTTTCTGGTGTAGATTTTAATTTTTCTGAATCAGAAAATTTAAATAAAGGTTTGATTATTGAAATAGCTGCAATCCACGAACGGATTAACAGCTAATTACAACAATTATTCAGCTCAGGCATTAGAAAACGCCCTGCAATCATGGGTTGAACCATACCCTAAGCCAATTATCCTTAATCATGACTTAAACTCTGAGCCAATTGGCAGAGTTATGGCAGCAAAGATGGATAAAGAAGAGGACGGATCCTCATTTGTTAGGCTGCAGGTTGCGATCACAGATCCTAGCGCAATACAAAAAGTTTTAGATAAGAGGTATTTAACCGGCTCAGTCGGCGGTAGAGCTGGTAAAGCGATATGCTCAATTACTGGAGAAGATTTAGCCGCAGAGTCACAAGACGGCAGACCAAAATTAGTTAAGTTTAAAAGAGGTCAAGTTTACAAGGGTAAATTAGCTTTTGTAGATATGCAAGATATATCTTTTAAAGAATATTCTTTTGTTAATCAACCAGCAGATTCTAAGTCTGGTGTAAGAAAAGCCGGAAATAAAGATGTTAAGGTTCAAAACTCATCAAATGACTGGGTGGCAAAGAGTTCAGCTTTTGTTTTAAGTATGAACGAAGAAGATATTTACTCAGTTGAAGAACACAAATCAATATTAAAAGGGCTTAAATCTAAAGAATCAAAACCTCTTTACATGCATTTGAAGGGGGCTTTCTTAACAGCTTATGCTATTCAAGAAAGCGAAGATTACAAATATACTAATGATTCATTACTATATGTTAAGAATCATAAGAAAGATATTCTTGAGGAGAAATTAAACATGAATGATGAAGTCAAGAATGAAGATATATTGGCTACTGTTGAAGAACTTAGTCAAGACCTATCTCAAGCAACTTCTCCATCCTCGTCAGAGGATGATACAGATGCAGCGCAAAACAAAGAAGAAGCCGCACAAGAAGAAGTAGCAGCTAAAGATGAGTCTAGTGAATCAAAAGAAAATGATAAGTCAGATTTATTGGCTGTAGCTATAGCAGCGTTAGATAACGCATTGAAAATCGCTCAAGAAAATAAAGACCAATCCTTGGTTGATATTTTTTCTGCAAAAATTAAAGATTTAGAAAATGTAAAAGCATCTACAGTTGATGCAGCTTCAAATAAGACTGAAGAGGCAACAAAAGAAGATGCTAAAGGATCTGAAGAAGTTTTAGATTCAAAAGAAGAACAGGTCGATACTGTTGATTCTTCTGAGGCTACTACTTCTAAAGAAAATGAGAAAACTGAAGAGTCAAAGACAGACCTCACTGGCACAGTAAAAGCCGATGAGCAAGCCTCTGAGCAAGATGTCGATGACAAAACAAAAAAGCTTCAGTCTCTCGAAGAAGAAAATCAGAAACTCAAGAATGCACTGCATAGAACTCTTGTTGAAAGAGTTGTAGACGCAAAAATTGCAAACGGACTAGAGTCATACGAAGCAAGAGAAGAATTAATAGCTGATCATTCAAACAGAACAGCCTCTTCTTTGGCTGATTCTTTAAGAGATTTGGCAAACATGCCTGTTGCAAAAACAAAGCGTGTTAATATGCCAGAAATCAATTCTGAAATTGCTGTTGAAAATGAACAAAATGTTATATTTTCAGATAAGCAAGAAGAAGAAATTGAAGAAGTAAAAGTCAACGCCGTTGAACAACTTTTCGTCGATGCCTTCATGGGTCGTCGTAAACTCTAATCACAACTTTAAGGAGATATTAAATGTCATTAGCTAAATTTCGTAAAGTTGGCACTAAAACAGGTGCCGGTCGTTTTGTAGTCTCTCCTGGTATTGCACCAGCAGCCTACTTACTTCCATCAGCAGGACTGCCAACATGGTATTTAGATTCAGAAGATGATCGTTTTGAAATTGTAATCACCAAAGGTACAATTCTTTCGGTCGTAGCAGACAGTAATGGTGATGCAAGAATAGTTCCCGCAAACGGAACTAGCTCAGCCGTTACTTGGGGCGATACAATGCCTTCAACTTGGGATCCGCTAAATGGTGCAACACCATCATATGGTGGCTCAGGTGCAACAGACACAGTTTCGGTTGCAGCTTACTCGGTACCAATCGGTTGTGCACAGTACGACCTCTATCGTCCATTCGATAAGGGTACTTCGCAAGGCGCAGGATTCATTACTCATGGATACGTTGAGTACCCAATGGTCAGCCTCGTCAATGACGATGTAACTATTGGTTCATTAATTAAGGCAGACCACATGGGCCGCCCAGTAGCAATTGCTTCAACAACAGCCGCTGCAGGTGCATACTCATGGACAGTGGTGGGTAAAGTAGTTGAGGTTGAGAAGTTTGCTACAAACTTTGATGACGGCCTCCTTTCCTACATGCAACTGCCGTCCGATCCAGGTGCCCTGAAGACCGTATACGAGCTTACACGCTCGGGTGCATACTCAGGTAAGTTGGGTATACGTTCTAATCTGGACGTTAATAATGTGATTGGTGCATTCCGCGTCAATCTAACACTTTAGAAAATAAACAGGAGGAATATTCCTAAGATGAGTAAGACAATCCAAGAGCTCCTCTCGGGTCTCCCAGCTTGGGAGAACGCTTTAACCGAGGACGGGCACATAGACGAAAATAATAGAGTAACTATTAAGGAAGCATTTGCATCACCAGATGCAGCAATACTTTTCCCAAAGGTTATTTCACGCACACTTAAAGAGGCAGCAGAGCCACAACTTCTTGTGACTCCACTTCTCTCAACAGTACGCCTAGGTAAAGGTCGTTCACTCGAGTTCCCAGCAGTCAATGCTATTCAAGCAGCAGAGATTCCTGAGGGCCAAGAGTACCCAGAGCAAGCGCTTGCCTTTGCAAAGCAGATTGAAGGCAAAGTATCCAAGAAGGGCGTAAAGCTCTCCTTTACAGAAGAAGTCATTTCAGACTCACTTTGGGATATCGTAGGTCTTCACGTCCGCGCTGCAGGTAGAGCAATGGCTCGTTTGAAGGAGCAAATTGCCCTTCAACGCTTCAAAGACGCTGCAACAATTGTGTTTGATAATGATAGCGGTAGCTATGACGACACAACTGGCCGTGGCATCGATGGTGCGGCAAACCTTACTCTTCACTGGGATGATGTTGTAGACATGGCTGCAGTTTTAATGGCTGAAAATCATGTTCCAACAGACTTCATTCTCCACCCACTTATGTGGTCGGTATTCCTCAAGGATGCCATCTTCCACACAGGTGGCTCTGCAGCAGCAGTCAATACAAGTTGGGGTTACCGTCCAGACTCGGCAGCGGGTGCATTAAACAACACCGCTCCTATGGGTTTGAATGTGATCGTATCGCCATTCGTAAGCTTCACAGCAAAGTCGGGTGCAACACTTGCTAAGTCGGACATTTTCTTGATCGACCGCAACGAAGTTGGATCACTCCTCGTCAAGGATGACATGAGCACAGATCAGTTTGCTGATCCAAGCCGTGACATTCGTCAGATGAAGATGAAAGAGCGTTATGACATCGTAATGCTTGGTGATGGTGAAGGGATTACAGTAGCCAAGAACGTTAGACTGACTCGTAACTACGAAGTCAGTGTTACAAATCAGGTTACACTCTAATATAATCCTTAGGGTTAGTTGTAGTTACATAACCTTAGAAAATAGGGGGTGTGAGAGAAATCTCCACCCCCTATTTTCGTATTTGCAATAAACCACTTACTATTATGGTTAGTTTATCTTTTTGGAGAATTAAGTGGCCTTATATTTAGTTGACCAAGCTTCAGTAGGATGTTATTTAGTATCTATCAAATTTGGTAGAACTATAAAAATATCTTCATTAAAAAATGAAAATTTTGGATTAGTTGTAGCTGGAGCAACACCAACTCAGATATCAACTCCATTTGAAGCTATTAATACAATAAAAGATTATAATCAAATTTCAAGAGTTTTAACTCTTTATTGGAGAACAACAGAGTTAGTTGAAAATACAGAATACTGTATAATAGTAGAAAATTTAGTAGATGCCTCTGGCAACATAGTTTCTACAGAAGAAATTGAATTTACTTGGTCTGGTTGTGGCGCAACACCAAATACAACAGAGATTACAGATCCAGGATTAGTCCCTGTTTTAATACAAGATAAATCAATTAAAACAGATATAGATGTAAGCTATCAAATACTTGCAAAAAACCCTTTATTCTATATAGTAGAAACTGATCCAGCAGATGGAGAATTTTATTTATACAATGATTATAACAATGGAAGAGTTATCATTACATTTAGTGATAGGCCGGCTTCAAACTTTTTAAATAATAAATATTTTACATGTCAAAGAAAATTGGTACAAAGAGCTCCATCTAGATGGGAAAAAATAACCGCACAAATTAGTATCCATTCTTGGAAGTCTGAAGTTTATGTAGACTTCCCATCGTTGGATGATGCAACTCCTTCTTATTTCACACAAGATAAAAATTATTTTGAAGAAGGTTATAAATACAGAATTAAAATATCAAAAGATATAGGTATTTAATTATGGCTAATTTTATTTATAAAAAAACCAAAGAAGCTCTTCTTAATGGAGATATAGCTGTTGATACAAATGATTTAAAAATACTCTTTGTAGATACAACAAATTACACAGCAAATCAAAATACTGATGAATTTGTATCAGACATTAATTCATCTGCAATTAAACAAAGATCAACAGCTTTAACAAATAAAACAACAACGAACGGCACACTTGACGCAGACGACGTTTATACATCTGAATATGTGGGTAATTCGTTTAGCGCAATAGTTTTGTATCAGGTTGGGTCTTCTGATTCAAATTCAAGATTAATATGCTATATAGATACTTCAGATGGACTACCATTCGAGGGTAGTAATAGTCCACTGGCTGTTACTATAAATTGGAGTAACGATAGTAATAAAATACTATCAATCTAGGAGAAGAAATGGCCATTCAATATCCAGCGGCATTAGACAATTTAATCAATCCAACAGCTAATGATACGCTCAATTCTAATACCGTACCTCATCATCAACAGCACTCAGATTTAAACGACGCGGTTGAAGCAATACAGACTGTTGTGGGTATTAACCCAGCAGGGTCGTATTTGACAGTAAAAGATAGAATTGAATCCATAGAATCAAATGTTTCAATTCAATCGGTTTTAAATGGTCTTACAGATGTTACTATAAATTCAGTATCTACTGGTCAGGTTTTACGCTATAACGGTTCAGCTTGGGTTAACTATGCCGAATCTAATCTTGTTGATGGAGGAAATTTTTAAATGGCTAATACTCTAAGAATTAAAAGAAGGTCTTCATCTGGTGC